GACAAGATGGTGCGCAAGCCCGAAAGGGACAAGCGCGCCAATCAGAAAAACAACCATCCTCAGCCGAAACCGAAAATCGTCGAGGCCGGAAAGTCGAAGGGGAGGCTGGACGATGCGCAGTAATGCGACCGTGAGCGTCTACGCTCCGGTGCTGGCTCCAAACTCCGAAGGCACGATGGTGAAGACCTGGGGATACAAGCAGACCCCGGCCATCGCGCCGGAGGCGACCTTCAAAGCCGACATTCAGCCGTGGCTCCTGAAGGAAGTTGAGATCGAACTCTGGGGGCTAACCAACAAGATCGCCGACACCAAGGCGCTTTACGTCGCAGGATTCATCCCGGCCCTCGTCAACAACAGCCGCGTCGCCGTGACAACATACCAGGACGGGATCACGCGCTACTACGACATCCTAGGCGTCAACTCATGGCAGCGGCACTGTGAGTGCACGCTCGTGCCGGTGCAGGGGGAATGATGGCAAACACCAACCTCCAAGAGCAGATCGCGTCCATGAAGAAGAAGTTCGAGGCCAGGGCAACGGGCGCGCACGGCGACCTTTTCAAGGCCGTCACGAAAGCATGCCTCATCATCGAGGCGGAGGCCAAGCGCGGGATGACGGAGACGCTGATCGACGGGTCCAAGTCCTACGGCAAGCACAATCACCATCCATCGATGGCGGGATCTCCTCCGGCTGTGGACACGGGAATGCTCCGCAAGAGCATCACCCACGATGTCGAGCAGGACGGATCGCGCGTCGTGGGGCGCGTCGGCTCGACGATCGGGAATCCTCCCTATGGCGCATATCTCGAATACGGGACATCGAAAATGGCGGCGCGGCCCTGGCTGCAGCCGGCACTGAAAAAGAACTCCACCAAGATCGAAGAGCTCATCAAGGGATCGGTGAGCGGCCGCGATGTCTCCTACGGTCTCGAAGGCGCAAGCCTTGGCGTGGGGGCAACCGATGCTGCCGGTTAAGGCCTGGGTCTACGGCAAGCTCTCCGCTGACGCCGCGCTCCTCGCGCTCCTCGGCGGAGCTTCGCATGTCATCGACTACGAGCCCGAGGAGAAGACGTTTTTCCCGATCGTCATTTTCCAGAAGGCCGACGAGTCCGACACGCTCTTTAGCGACAACATGCCGGGCGCCAGCGACATCATCTTCAACGTCGATGCCTACACGAAAGCAGACCCGTCAATGCCAACGACGACCGAAATAGGGATCGCCGTCGTCAACGTTCTGCAGCCACTTCTTTTCAGCTGCCGGAGCCGTGATGTCCACGACCCCGGCCAATTGATCCGTCACTTGCACATGGAATTTCGCCGCGCCGTCGTTGCGGGCGATCTCGTTTAGGTAGGAGGGATATATGTCCGTATCAATCAGACGTCCGAAGATAGGTATCCAGGATGTCGTCGTGGCCGTGCTCAACGAGGCGTCGGACGTCGTGGGCGGAACTCCGACCTATGGCGCCGTCTCCGCGCTGGCCGGCGCAATGAAGATGACCATGAAGCCCAACGGCACGCTGGCATCGCTGTACGCGGACGACTACATCGCGTATGTCGCCAATGCCGTAGGCAAGCGGCAACTCTCCATCGAGCTGTACGACGTGCTTCCGAGCGCCTATGCGCAGCTCCTCGGGCTCACGCTCACGAACGGCATGTACGTCGAGTCCTCGCTCGATCAGTCGCCATGGGTGGCGCTCGGGTACAAGGAATATCTCGCCGGCAACGATGCCAACGGAAACAAGGTATTCCGGTACCGCTGGCTCCTCAAGGGCAAGTTCTCCAAGCCCGACGAGGGCGGCGAGACTAAGAAGGAGACGATCAACTTCCAGGCCATGACCTTGACCGCGGAGTTCGCCGACCTCTTCTCGACCAAGACCTACCAGACGGTGATACCGCGCATCGACGATCCCGCGGTTCCGGCCAGCACGCTCGCGAACTTCTTCGCGGCACCCGTGCTCTCGGTCGCCGCCGACCTGACCGCGCTGAGCTGCGTCATCGCGAAGTCGGGCACGAACATCTCCTTCACCTTTACGAAGGGGTCGGCCGCGGTGTTCAACATGAACGAGCTCACGGCAGTACTGGAGAATTCCATCATCATATACGACGCAGGTGCGATCGCGCCGGGTTCGATCGCCTTCACTGGAGAGGGCACGGCTTCCGTGGTGGGCACCTTTACTCCGACCGTGGCCTTTGGTGCAAATACAGTGCTCGCCGCCGTAACTCCCGGAGTTCAGGACGACAACGGCATCGGCTGCGCAGCCGCCATCGCGTCGCTGACGTTCCCGTAATAGAAAAATAGCGGCCCTCCCATGCGGGAGGGCCGCGCATCTCACTGACAAAAAGGGGACTGCATGAGCAACATAAAGAGCGAAGAGGCGCCGATCGAGATCAGGCTCGGCGACCAGATGGTCGTCCTCGACTACTCGATGGCCTCCATCCATTACCTGGCGGAGAAGCACGGCGACGTGCTGAAACTCTTCGACAAGTCGGATAGCGGGCTCAACGCCGACTACATCGAGCGCATCGCGGACGTCATGTACGCGGGCCTCCTGAGACTCGACGACGACGGAAATGACACGTCGGGCTGGACGCGGCAGAAGGTGATGTCGCGCATTAGGATGGACCAGGTGCAGGACATTGCGAAAGCCTTCAAGCGCGGAATGAACATCTCGCTTCCCGTCCAGGAGGGTGCAGCCGACCCTACCGAGGACGCGGCGACGAAGACGAACTAGCCGCGTGGGACTGGGACTATCTGTACACGGCATCGCGCGTGCAGCTCGGGATGAGATCCGGAGAGTTTTGGCGCTCGCGGCCTAGAAGGATTGTGGCGATGCTGGGCGAGCTGGCGAAGATAGAGTTCGAGAGGAGCAAGCTCAACGCGAAGCTCTTCACGCACTACTTCAACGGCGGCAAGGACGAGGACCTGGAGAGCGATGACGATTGGGGCGGGACTCCTGCGGAGTTCGGCCCGTAGGGGTTGAGGATGAGCGACTACGATATTGAAGCTACAATAACCGCAGACTCATCAGGCTATGAGGGTGCGCTCAATCGCATCACGAGCGGCCTGTCGCAGTGGGGCTTCAGTCTCGACAAACTCTACGGAAAGGGCGATGAGGTTTTCAAGCAGTTCGGCGTCAACATCGACGGCCTCGCGGGAAAACTCGGCATGTCGGGCGAGCTGCTTACGGGCATCGCCGCCATTGGCGTTGTGGCGGTCGAGGCTGGCAAGCAGCTCTTCGAGCTCGGCGTGCAGTTCGACGAGACGTCATCTACCATCGGGCGCGCGACCGGCGCGACCGGAGCGAGCCTCGATGGACTGAACGAGAGCTTCCGCAATGTCCTGGCATCGGGAGAGGTCGAACAGTCGATGTCGCAGGTATCTGCGGCGTTCGGTCTCCTGTCGACGAAGCTCGATCTCACGGGTGCGCCGCTGGAAAAACTCACCGAGGACTTCGGCAAGTTCGCCGATATCAACGGAGTCGACCTGAAACAGTCCGTCGGAGAAGTCACCGACGTGATGAACAAGTGGAACATCTCGACGGCGCAGGCTCCGGATCTCATGGACCAGCTCACGCGAGCATCGCAGATGTCGGGTACATCGGTCGACGCGCTGTCGCAGCAGCTCAAGCTCGGCGGCGCGCAGTTCCAGGAGCTCGGCCTTTCGCTCACCGACTCGCTCGCAATGATATCGGCTTTCAACAAGGAGGGCGTCAACTCGGAGTCGGTGATGTTCGGCCTGCGCTATGCCCTGGGCCTATGGTCGAAGGAAGGCAAGGAAGCATCGACGACGCTGCAGTCAGTCTTCCAGCAGATCAAGGATGCGAAGAGCCCGACCGAGGCGCTCACCATCGCGGTACAAAACTTCGGCGGCCGCGCCGGCACCGACATGGCGCAGGCGATCCGTGATGGCAAGGTGTCTATCGAGGAATTCGAAAAGTCGATCAGCATGGCGAAAGGAACGGTCGACAGGACTGATGAAGCGACGAAGACTTTCGGCGACAGCATGGCCGCCTTCGGCAACCAGATAAAGGCCGCATTCGCTCCTGTCGCCGAAGTCCTCGTGGAGGTCGGAAAGCTCGTGCTCACCGTGCTTGTTGATGCCTTCCACAATCTCATGAACGTGCTCGGCCCGATTTTCGACGCGATAAAGCAGGTGTTCGGGAATGTGAAGAACGAGTTCGCGGGCCTCGTCGCCATGCTCGACGGGATCGTGCACGGTGACTGGACGAAGGTATGGGATGGCGCGCAACTCACCGTGCTCTCGATGGTCAAGAACATCGCCGACGGCCTGTCTATGATGGTCAACATCTTCATCGGCGTGATCAACAACATGATTAACGCCGCAGACAAGATCCTCGACCGGATTCACCTCCACATCTCCGACATTGCGCAGGTCTCGATCGCGTCGACGCTCGGAATCACGCAGGCGATCGGCAAGCTCAAAGAAGAACTCGGCGACATTGACAAAAAGCCGGTGAAGCCGGTGATTCTTGGTGCACCGACCATCACAGAACCAGGAGCAGAGCCTGGCGCCCTGATGCCGAAGGTGAAGCCGGCGACAGTTGCCCGAGACGAGGCTTCTGAGGAGAAGGCCGACAGGCAGCAGCAGGCCGACATGTGGAGCCTCATGGCGTTGAATCGCCTGCATACCAGCGTCGGGCCTAACGGCATCCAGGCCGGCCGACCGCTGCAGGGGCCTGCTCCGAGCGAAGCCGGATACGCGACGACGGCGTACACGTCGGGATCGGAACCGGGCGCGATCACTCAGGCGCTCGGCCAGCTCACGGTGCAGTTCGGGAATTCCATGCGCGACTCGCTCGATAAGCTAGGACAGCGGCTAGAGCATACCCAAGTCGGAAAGGTCGCGGCCGGGGCCGGAGCCGCGGGCGCGCAGGGCGCGGGTGGCGCGCTCGGAAGCGTGCTTGGCGGCGTCGTCGAGCAGTTCGGCGGACTCCTTGAAATTCTAAAGCCCGTGCAGCAGATACTCAACCCCATACAAACGATCCTGACCGCCATGATGGAAGTGCTCAAGCCCGTCGTGACCTCGATCCTCAAGCCGCTCGTGCAGGTGCTCGACACCTTCGGCGTCATCATCGCCGACACGCTTATGCCGGTGTTCGAGCTCCTCGCTCCCATCATCTCGCTCATCGCGCAGGTGCTGATGTGGCTCGCCGACAACGTCATCATGCCAATCGGAAATTTCATCCTCATGATCTGGAACGGCATCGCGAACACGATCAACGCCGTGCTCGGCTGGCTCGGTGTGCATCTCAACACGGTACCGCTCATGACGGCCGAGGGCGTGCAGGTGCAGGTCGTCGGCATCGAAGGCGGCGGGCAGTCGATGGGATCGTACAGCAACTCATATCTGGGCTATGCGTCGGGCACCGACTACATGCCCTCCGCGGGATGGAAGCTCGTGGGCGAGCAGGGCCCGGAACTCCTGTACGCGAACCAGGGGGCGAAGATCCAAAGCGCCAGCGAGACGCGCTCCGCAATGTCGGGCAAAAGCGTCAACGTCACCTACAACATCACGTCGCCGCAGCCGCTCACCGAGGCCGGAATCTCGCGGCTCACGCGGCAGACCCAGAGACAGCTCGCCTTCCAGGGAGGCTTGTGAGTGCGCAAGCTGACGTACAACAATCCGATCGGCGGCTCCATCGAGCTCTATTTCAAGCCTTTCCTTCTCACGTCGGTCGAGGGTCTCGATCTTCCGCAGCCGAACAACCAGGAAGACAAGGCTCCGTTCCAGGACGGCACCACGCCCATCGACCAGCTCTTCAAGCCGCGCGAGATCGTCGTGTCCGGCTCCATCCTGGCGCCTCAGGACTTCTCGGGGATCGCGACCTACAGAAGGCAACTCCTGTCCGCGCTCAACCCGAAGGCCGGACCGGGCACGCTCACCTACCAGAACAACCTGCGCTCGTACCTGATGCAGCAAGTCGTCGCGGAGGGACCGCTATTCAAGAACAAGCAACTCGATTATCCATATCAGGATTTCCAGATCACGTTCTACTGCCACGATCCATATCTCTACGACACCACTCCGACCTCGGTCGGCATCGGCGCGAGCACGCTGGTGCAGAACCTCGGCGACGTCGAGGCTCCCGTGACCATCACGATTCCCGGGCCATGCACGAACCCGACCATCACCAATGTGACAACGGGTCTCTCCATCGCCTACGTTGGATCGGTTCCGAGCGGAACCTCGCTCGTCATCAGCACCGTGTTCGGCAACAAGAGCGCGCTTCTTGGCGGCGTCAATGCAATGCCCAACATCTCGCCTTCGTCGACCTTCTGGAGCCTCCTATTAGGCAACAACTACATCGAAGCGACATTCGGCTCAGGAACTCCGTCCGTGACGCTGGCTTTCTACAACAAGTACCTGGGGGCATGACGTGGCGTACCAGAAGAGCCTGACGATAGACATCTTCGACTCGGATTTTAATTATCTCGGGCTCATCGACACGGCGAACGATGTCTTCTTCAAGCGCTCGTGGTACGAGATAGGCGATTTCAGCATCAAGTTCAATCCGAACACGAATCCGACGTATGCCGCGCTCCTCGCCAAGAACAACATCGTCATGTTCAACAAGGACCCGTACCGCTCGGGCATACTCACGACGATCACGGATGATGTCGGAAGCTCCGGAGACGGGAAGGGATCTCAGTGGCGCACAGCGAAGGGCTACGAGCTGAAACAGCTCTTCCAGTGGCGCATAATCTCGAACTTCAACTACACGACCTCCGACAACGGTCCGCTTTGGCACTACTCCGGTCCCGCCGAGTCCGCGATGAAGGCGCTGATCAACGACCAGTGCGGGCCCGGGAGCCTCAGCTTTGGAGACGGGGGGAAGCAGTTCCCGCTCCTGGAGATAGCGACCGACCAGGGCCGCGGGCCGAACTACGTCATAAACGAGCGCGGCTCGAACGTGTACAGCGTGCTTTTCGGGTGCGCCTCTGCGGCGCTCGTCGGGTGGTACTGCTACCTCGACGTCGCGAACAAGAAGATCATCATGGACTGCGGCCTCGGGCTCGACAGGACCACGGACCAGTCGGCGAATCCGTGGGCCATATTCTCGACCGACCGCGACACGCTGCAGCAGGCATCGATAGACGACTCGATCGATGGCAACTACGCCAACACGCTCTACGTGCAAGGGCAGACCTCAACCTATATGGCTTTCCCCGGAAGCGACTCGGGCGGAGGAGAGCCGACGGGAATGCTTCGCCACGAGAAGTTCATCGACTCGACGCAAACCGCCGCGACCGCAACAGAATCAGAGCTTGCGCAGCTCACTACCCTCGGGCTTACAGACCTGCAGCAGTACAGCCAGACGCTCACGCTCAGCGGAGCGGCGCTGCCCTACGGCGGACTTATTTACCGTGATGACTACGACATTGGCGACAACGTCGTCGTATACAACGGCGAGAACGCATACAGCGCACAGCTCCTGTCGGTCGAGGAAGAGTGGAAGAACGCCTACTACCAGCTGACGATGGACTGGGGAAAGCCCGCGCTATCGAGCACGCGGCAGCTTTTCCAGCAGGCAAATATCGCGAAGGGCACGGCGATCACCGCGACTAACGGCGTCAACAGCGCAGCGGCCGCGCTGGCGGCGGCAAACTCGTCGGCGCGTGCCTGGGAGCAGACAACCGCCCCGACGATAGGAAGCGCGCGGCCTGACGCGCTCAACGGCGATACGTGGTTTAACACCATGACCGGAGCGCAGTACACGGCCATGAATGGCGTTTGGGTAATTACGCCTAACTCTACAAGCCTGGCAACCGGAGGGAACACGGTCAACACGCCCGCCTTGTTCGATATGGGTGACACGTCCGATCCGGAGGGGCAGGGAGCAGCTATATACGACTGCGGAATATTCACTGATGGCACCGACAGCGCCGCTACGCTCGTTGCCAACTACGACTGCGGCTCAACATCATGAGGAGGCTATAGATGTCCTGGAGCTTGTTCAGAATCCTTCGCGCCAGCACGGAGGCCGGAGTGGAAGCGCTCCTCGCAAGCCTCGACGGTGCTCTTGCAAACCCGCAGGACACGAGCCGCCTCGTGTGGTGCGATACCGCGGGCAACTTCCGCTGGCTCGACGACATGCGCGTGATACAGACCGATCTGTCGTACACGCCCGCGGCGGTGCGTGAAGGATGCCAGGCGTACATCATGAGTCCGTCCGCCGCGCGCACCATCGATGTATCCAGCGCCTCGTGCAATATCGGCGCCGCAGTCTACATCCGCAATCTCGGAGCTACGTACAGCATCACGTTCAAGCAAACGGCCAGCATCAGTTCGACGATAGGGCCGGGACAGTTCGCGATGTTCATGTGGAATGGTGCTAACTGGGATTTAATCTACGGGACTTCTGCGCCGCCTCCTATCGGCTACGCCTACATCCAGGGTGTGAATGACGCATCCCCCGGGACGCTCTGGCCAGGCACCACGTGGTCCGACGTGTCCTCTGAGGAGGCTGGCCGGTTCCGCCGCATCAAGGGCACCTACTCACCGCCGAATGGCGGAGCGATGGGGCTCGCGACGGTTGGGGCGACGCAAGATCACGCGGGGCAGGGGCACTATCACAACTCCATTCAGGTAGCTGCCAGCACGCTGGTTGCAAGCGTCAACGGAACCAACGCTGGAGGAGCCCTCCTCCCAAGTAGTTCCCCCATCACCGACGGCACGCATGGTGCTCCCCAAATTGACTATGAGAATCGCCCGGCCGCTGTAGGTGTGGCGAAATGGAGGAGGACGGCATGATCGGAAACTACACGCTCGTCAAGAGCAACAAGATAATCGGCCATTATTCCGGGCCGCTTCCCACGAGTCCTCTTCCCGATGGAAGCATTGTCGTACAAGTGCCTGACCCGTGGGACACGAGCGGCCAGGACATCCGCGAGTATGACGACAAGCTCAACCTCCTGCCGCTCGCGCAGCGCGTCGCCGCGGGGCTTGTGACAGTCCCGCCCGGGCAAAAGGTAGTCGGAGAAAACATGGAACCGATGACCGAGGCCGAGCGTGTCAAGGCGGGGCTCGATCCGCGCCCCTCCGGCCAGGTGCTCGACGTCGACGCCCAGGGAAATGTGATACTCCGG